TATCATAGTTAAACGGATTGCGAGTAGTTCCATACGGCACTTGCCCAAGCGTGTCGCTCATTATTAAGCCCCTACTAAAAATACGCCTGCAAAAGGATTTCTAACAGTTGATGCTAATCGTTTTTCTGCAAATAAAGTTATAAAGCCAGGTGCAGTTTGATCAAAGCGTTTAATATTCATTTCCTCTGCATCAGCAATAGTTAAGAATTGATCCCAATTTGCTAACACGCCTGAAATCTTACCTGCGGCTGGAGCATCTAAATATGGATTAACAATTACAGGGAATCCAAATAAATAAACTAATGATCCACCATCTTCCGTTCCTGTTTCTACAAACATTGGCGCGCCACCTGTAGAACCTTTTAATTTTCTCAATTGAGAAATTAAAGAAGGATGTAAATGCCATGCAGTTGTAGGTAATGCCCAATATTGACCAGGCAATAAATTAGCCGCATTAACAATGTCGTCATAAGTAATTGCTGAAGCTGAAAATTCTTCTTTTAAAATAGTATGAATACCATTAGTTATAGCAGTTCCACTTGTGCCATAAGATGCGGCTGAAGTGCTTGTGCTATAAACAACTAAACCTCGCAAACCGCTAGTTCCGCCAGTTGTTGTTGTTGTTGAGCCTGCTTGATCGTCATTAATAGCCATCGACTGTGCTTCTAGCGATGATAGCTCAAGCATTAAGTCGTTAGAGATAGCTGGATCAATACCATTAATATCATCCATAACGGCAGTTCTAATTGGTAATTGTGCAGTAATAACTCTAGTCGGTAGTTGCCATATTGATGTTGCAATATTTGGGCTACCACTATTAGCAGTTACAGGGTATGTAAAAGGGTTTGTTGCGTCTGCGGCATTACCTGTTTTTGCTACAAATTGAGCGGCTGATCCTGTATATGTAACTTGACGACTTCCCATTCTAAATGGATTTGCATATCTTAAAGCGGCAAAAGCGTCATCAAAATAAACTCGACCACCAATATTTAAACCTGATCCTGTTAGCGTTGATGCTTCTTCTACATCTTTGGTCTTATTATTATCAGTAAAATTAACTGTAGCTTGACCTTCAGTTAAAGCCTGTTTAATGCCATTTAAAATTTTTTCAGATGTATTCATATTTATTCCTAATTAATTAAGAAAAAAAGGCGGCGATAAAACCGCCTTTTCCCCGTATTACATTAATGCTATAGATCAGCAGTTTTTGTTGATCTGTAACGAACTAAAGCAAAAGGATCAACAATAGATGTTGCTAATCGTTTTTCGCCGTAGAAAGTAATAGAACCTGGCAATGTTTGATCATAGCGGCGTAATACCATGTTTAAACGATCAACAATAGTATGACCTCTAGTAAAATCACCAAAATACATTGGATAAAGATTATCAGTTCCAGCCGATGCTGATGCTTTAGAAGGTGCATTTACATAAGTATTAACAACAACATCAAAACCTAGTAATTTACCAACAATACCATCATCGCGAGATAAACCATCAACATAAATTGGGCGTTTTTGATCATCCACTAATCCACGAATTGCTGAAAGCATAACAGGATTAATAACAAATTTAGCATTAGGTGTCCAATATGCCTGTGGTAGTGCATAAACAAAATTAACAATGTCTTTATAAACAACATTATTTGCTAACGCATTTCCGTTTGTTGTTAATTGATCGTATGTTGCTAGATCATGTAAACCATCGCTTGATGCCGTTCCTGAAGAACCAAAAGCTGAAGTTGATGTTGTGCCGCCTGTGTAAGTAGCATTAGCACCTGGATATTGATTAAGACCGCGTAAGCCGTCAGAACCACCGCCACCTGTTACAGTAGCAGAACCTTGATCATTGTTTGTAATCATAGATTGAGCTTCGCGTTGGCTAAATTCAGCTAACATATCTGAAACTACATTAGATTCTAAACCATCAATGTCATCTAAAGCCGCAGTTCTAATTGGAAATTGAACATTTAAGTCTTTCATGTTTAATTGCCAAATTGCAGTTGCTTCAGTTGTAGCCGCAGTATTATTAACAACAGGATAACCCCAGCCCGCGCCTGCATCGCCTGTTTTAGCTCTAAATTGATATGTAGAACCATCAGTAGCAACAGAACGAGATACGCCGCGCATAGGATTTATTAAACGCAATGAAGCAAATACTGGATCATAAGCAGTTCTACCACCAATGCCAGCGCCCGAACCTGTTAAAGTTGAAGCTTCTTTAATGTATGCGTCATATTGACCAACATCTTCAAATAATTTAATTTCTTTTTCTACGCGACCATTGCCTTTCATAAATTCAGCAAGTTGTCCTTTAACCATACGATTAACTTCTTGCGAAATTGATTTGTATGTTTTAATTACTGGAGTTGCGTTGATTGAAGCAACTTTAGCTTCAAGTGCCGCTACTTTTTCATCAAAAGAAGCCACAGTTTCAGCAAGTTTAGCATCGACAGTAGCAGTTACTTCTTCTACCTTTGCTAAATTAGCCGCTTCTATAGCGTCTAGTTTTTCAATAATTTTTTCCATGATTTATCCTTTTAAACGATTGTTAAGATGTTTAAGAAGTTCTCTTTGCTCAAAAGCTTTAAGCAATTCTGCTTCTTGGTTTACCACCGCATCGGATTCACTCTGAATAGGTGTATTTTCAAAAATAACTTTAGGCTCATCACGAGTTTCTAAAATTTGTTTGAAAATTGAAGATGCGGTGGTCGCATCTTTTCTTGAAAGTTTTGCATCACGCAATGCTTTCTCGATAAGTTTTAAGTCTAAAGAACCATCGGCTCTAAAGCACTCTAATTTCGAGATTTCAGCATCTAAATTATTTGGTTGCATAACGATTGACACTTCTCTTAATCCGCCTTTAGTAATTTGGAAATAAGCTTCATCCATATCATCATCGTCTGCTAAAACATTGCCTTCTTTATCTGTCATACAGTATTCGTCAGCATAAGCGCCTACAGAAACACCGCCAACAAGGTTTGGGCTTTCCCTCATAATAGTATATAAGTCTTTACCCATGCTTGTATTTACAAACATCTTACCTTTTGCGTGCATGCCTTCATCATCCATCATAAACTCATACCATTCACCAACTGGCATAGACATATCGTTATGTTGAAAATACATTGGCAAAGGTTTTTCTGATTTCATAAATTCATCCATCCAATCAGCAAATCCTTCAGCTTTATAATTAAACTTACGACCATCAGCACCTTCTCTTGGGCCAAAAGTAGTAACTGTTGCTTCAATCACACCGCTATAGTCGGAAGCTTCATCAGTTTTTATACCTAATGCAACTTTTGATTCAAAAAAATACTTTTCAAAATTTAGTTTATTAATCATTGATTGGAACTCCCTTATTTTTCATTCCGTTAGTTTTAACAGGTTGAGGTTTTCTCTTTTTAGCCTGTTGCGTTAATTTGTCGAGTAACTCTTTTAATGTCATTAGGCTTTTCCTGCCTGACCTGTTTTGCCAACGCTAGAAGTGTTGCCACCGCCACCCGTATCTTGCGGTGAAGTGCCACTAATAGGCCTAGCTTGTTTTGATGTATCTTTTAATTCGTCTGCGCCTTCAAAGTTTTCTTTGCCAAGATATTCTCGCGCTTCATTAGGTGTCATTATACCTGAATTTACGCCTGCTACGGCATAATTCATTTGATCAAGCGGTGCGCCTTTTAAAAAGTTTTCAGTTTGAAATTCAATACAAAGATTTGGATAGCCATTTAGTAAAGATGTCTTAAATTTCTGTTGTATATTAACAATCATTGGATACATAGTTGATTTGTAAAATTCATCAAGCATAGTTTGGGTATTATTATATTTGCTTTCGCCAATACCTATCATAGATGGCGGAACTCCAAATAAACCACATATACGCTTCATCGTTTGTTCTTTCAATGCGCGTGCGTCAGCATCTTGAAGTGTTAGCATATTGAGTGGCATATATTTCATGCCGTTATCTAACAACATACCTTGTCCTGGTTTAGATAGATCAGTTGATTTAGAACCTGTAAGAGAAGTCCATGCTTCTTTTAATCTTGCGGCTATTTCTTTAAATTTAGCGTCAGGGATAACTTGGTCTGTTACAAACATCCCGCTAGGTTTAGCACCATTAAGCATAATAAAATTACTATATAAATCAATATCTTGATCTAGTGATACTAATTCAGTTGCTAGAATACCTTTATTAAAACCAGCGCTACCTTGCCAGGCCATTTCACTTGCATGAATAACTTGGAAATAATCTAGTGCTTCATCCTTATTAAATCCGTATGTCGATGTAGATAAGCGATATGTCGGATATCTAGTCGGTGTTATTTGAGCGGTTATTAAGGTTGAATCTAAAAGATACATTTCCATAGGGGTTAGCGTGGAATTGGTTTGTTCCTTACGCCATAAAGCAGTAAATGTTTCGCCTGAAAGGTCATACCACATCGACCATTGAAACCAAAACTCGAATGAAGATTGATAATTATTAGGATTATTTAATAAATAATAAACTGCTTTTGCTTTTGCTTTATCTCTAGCTGATACATTAGGATCAGTAACCGCATCAACTAGCTTACCATTTTCATCATAAGCCATGATCTTAATAGGTAGTTGAGCTAATGCGCGAGCTTTAGCATTTACGCAAGCCATAACAGTTGAGTTGCGTGATAGCATAGACATATCAACTACGCGACCAGCCGCATTTACAGAGCTTGTTGTTACATATAATAATTGATTATTTGATTGAGTTCCTTGTCCTTTAACATTGCGTAAAATGTTATTACCAAGGGCAGTTTGACCAAAAAGAGAATTACTTTCTTGCGCGTTTTGATTTGGTTTTCTTTTGAATATATCTAGTATAGCCATGTTTTTCCTTTAAATGCTTCTGAATCCGAATGAACTCGAAACGAATGGGTGGTCAAGTGAGCAGTGCATAGCGATAATAAGAGCTATTATACCATCAACTTTAGCTGATTTGTCAGATTCATTCTTACGAATTTTAATATTTCCATTAACATCCTCATAGACTTCGCAATTTCCTAACTGCCAGCCTAAGAATGCATTTCCGTTATGTTTTATTTGATTCTGCATTATAAGTTTTTCAACATGCTTTGACGGGTTACTTAATATTGCCATGCCTTGACCAACTTTTTTGACAGGAATGCCGTTGTCGTGTAAGCGAGAAATTAAACTCGCGGCGTTATAAGCATCATACCCTACTTCTTTTACATTATAAAGGGATGCCTGTTTAATAATATATTCAGATATTTCTCTATCGTCCATAACATTACCTTCAGTTATGTGTAATATTTTTGACTGAACAGCTTGGTCAAATATAGGTCGATAATGAGATGGGATAAGAGCAAGACCATCTTCAGGCAAGAAAAATTGGAACTCAGCAAAATAATCGTTCTCAGAATAACGCTTTAGGGTGCAGACAGCGTTTAAATCTCGCGTTGCGGCTAAGTCAAAGCCAATAAACACAGCCTCAGGTTCGGGCTTAACTTCGCTTATAGACTTATCCCAGTAATCTCTATCTATCCAAGCAGAATTAGCAGACACATAAACATTCAGCGTCTTGCATAAAAATTCATTTAACGAAGCTGGTTTTAGTCTTGCTTGGTCGCATCTCTCTTGAATAGCTGACTGATAAATAGAAATGCCATGCATTGGGTTAGCTTTTTTCCAAACACTTTCGTCACGCCAGTCGTCTGCTGGATCAAGCCCATACAAAAGCCCGAACCAATGTGGATTGTCAGGGGCTTCCGCATGCAACATGCTTTCAAACATTTGCATATCTTCATAAAATTTTGTATCTTTTGTAAAAGAAGCCGTCGTTATATAAATGCGTAGTGGATTTTTTCTAGCGACCATACCTGAAAAAACTACTTCAATAGAGTTTCTATCAACGATTTGTGCCGCCTCGTCAATAATGGCACAACTAGCATTTTTTCCGTCACCTGATTTTTTATTGTCCCTAGATAAAGCCCGGAACATGGACTGGCTGTCGCCTTTTTTAGAAAGCTGATATTTGCTATTGACAAACCAGCTTTGTGCTGTTTTTGGCATAGCCTCTACCATGCCTTTAGCCGCATCGAAAACAATAGTAGCCTGTTCGCGATTGGTTGCAAGCGTAAAGACTTCCGCGCCAGCTTCGCCATAAATTAATTCGTAAAGAGCGATTATAGAAGTTAGTGTGGACTTACCTGCTTTTCTTGGAATATAGACAATGACATCCGTGGTCATTCTTTTGTTTAAATCTTTTTTATGCCTAAACCCATAAATAGCACAGATAAGCATAATCTGAAAAGGCTGAAGGCAAATAGACTTGCCAGCGTCGGGACCCTTGGTATGTTTTAAAACATCTACGAATCTTAAAAAGTGACGAACATATTTTTCGTGAAATTCGTATTCCCAATGCCTATTGCCCATAAAGTCTAAAAAACGCTGACAAGAAAGATCAACATTTTTACAAACTGCAATATTTCCTTTAGTTACATCTATGGCATATTGAATGCCATCTTCCCAATTATTCATGTCTTATTTAAAATTGTCAGGACCACCAATTAAATCCCCAAGGTGAACATCGTCGGTTGCATTTCCTGTAAGTCTGCCTCTCGGAGTTAAACCAAGTTCGTTCATTAAAGAAATTATGCGAGGCGTTACTTTGTCCCTTAAAGATACATGCGGACTGGGACCGAAAGTTTTACCGCCGTTATATTTTGCTATGACGCCTGAAAGCTTTATACCTTTTACGCACTCAACATAAGTCGTCATGTGGTCGGCTAACATACCAAGCACATGCTGGTCTTGTTCCGAGCCAATCCCGTATAGGTCGTATAAATATTTAGCGGTTGTTTCTATAAATTTTTCCTGATCCCATTCTTCAGGTTTTTTTAGCCAATACGCGACAGGCGTATACTGCTTTAATTTTTCAGGCAAAGTGATTCCCTGATTTTTTCCCTGCGTGCCATGAACGATGTGAAGCTCAGGCGGAAACTTATTTCTTGATTGCATTTTTAATCCTTTTGTTATTTAACCCCCCCCTCTGCAACTTACTTTGCGGAAGTTTGGT